TTTAATCTTATAGTTCTTAGACGAAGCACAGGTTCTAAAGAACTTAAAGATTAAAGATGTTCCCTCGCCCATACTTAAAAACTATAAGTGGCCCGGAACGTATAAACCGTTTGCACATCAACGAGAGACTGCTGCGTTCCTGACGCTACATCGTAGAGCTTTCTGCTTAAACGAACAGGGCACAGGCAAAACCGGATCGGTCATTTGGGCAGCGGATTACCTGATGACGATAGGTAAGATTAAACGTGTACTGGTTATCTGCCCCCTGTCTATTATGGATAGCGCGTGGCGTGCTGACTTATTTAAACTTGCGATGCACCGCAGCGTGGACATTGCATACGGGGCAAAGGATAAGCGGCTACAGATTATTAACTCTGATTCTGAGTTTGTGATCATCAACTATGATGGGGTTGAGATTGTCAAGGATGCGATTGCTAACGGCGGGTTTGATTTAGTAGTCATTGACGAAGCCAACGCCTATAAAAATGTGCAAACGACTAGGTGGAAAACACTTAATAGAATATTAAAGCCTGAGACATGGCTATGGATGCTGACGGGTACACCTGCGGCACAGTCGCCTGTAGATGCTTATGGCTTGGCAAAGCTAGTAAATCCCTCCGGCATACCAAGATACTTCACATCATTTAAAGATTCGGTGATGGTTAAGATCACACAGTTTAAGTGGGCGGTGCGTCCTAACGCAGACAAGGTTGTGTTCGAGGCATTGCAACCTGCTATCCGGTTTACCAAGGAAGAGTGCTTAGACTTGCCGGACATGACATACGTAACTCGGGTGGTGGAGCTTACCCCACAGCAAAAGAAATACTACGAAGCTATACGTAAACAGCTTGTGGTAAGAGCAGCGGGGGAACAAATTACAGCCGTCAACGCGGGCGTGGGTTTGAGCAAACTCCTACAAATATCTTGCGGCGCAGTTTATTCCGATTCGGGCGAGACATTAACATTTGACATTTCTGCTAGATACAAAGTGTTGCGGGAAGTCATTGATGAAACACAGCAAAAAATTTTAATCTTCGTGCCCTTTAAACACACGATAGAATTGCTGTCTACAAAATTGCAGGGTGACGGATTCACAACCGAGATCATTAACGGCGATGTATCCGCTGCACGGCGTACTGAAATTTTTCGTAACTTCCAGACTAAACCTGATCCTCGCGTACTAATCATTCAGCCGCAAGCCGCAGCACATGGTGTGACGTTAACCGCTGCTGATACGATTGTGTGGTGGGGGCCGACACCTAGTCTTGAAACTTATGCCCAAGCTAACGCACGGGCGCATCGAGCAGGGCAGAAGCACCCCGTTACTGTAGTGCGGTTACAGGGGTCAAATGCGGAGAAACATCTCTATAAGATGTTAGATACAAAGATTGATAACCATGAAAAATTAGTTGATCTTTACAAGGATTTACTTGACTAAGATAAACTTTAATAGTAGAGTTTTACACACGTAGCAAGAAAACCATTAGGTACTGCTACCTTACTTAAGGAGAATGACATGTCAGATGAAACATCCGATAAGGGAGATATTTCCCTTGAAAAACTCACCCGCATCTATATCAAGATGCGCGACAAGAAAGCCGAAATTGCCGCCGACCTAGAATCGAAGATCGAAAAGATTGAAGATTCTATGAAGATGGTGAAGGGCGCGATTCTTGACCATATGAAATCCATGAACGCTACGAGTATAAAGACTGCGTCAGGTACGCTCATTCGTACTACACGTACTACCTATACCACTAACGATTGGGAATCTATGGGCAAGTTCATTCTTGAACATCAAGCACCGGAGTTGCTAGAGAAACGTATTCACCAAGGCAACATGAAGCAGTTCTTAGAAGAACATCCTGATGTACTGCCCCCCGGTCTCAATGCTAACAGTGAGTATTCTGTAACCGTTAGAAGGAGTAAAGATGTCTGAAGAACCTTTCGTACCACTGGAAAGCGTAGCAAAACATTTTGCTGTGTCTATTTCAACCGTGCGTATGTGGATTCGGCAGAGCATTGTTCCGTCACTCAAAGTTGGCGGTGTATATCGTTTTAAGTTGAGTGAAGTAGAACACGCCCTGCGGAAGATACATGGCGAAGAAGTACTTACTGAACCCCCTGTTGGGGCAGGTGTTCAGCTTGAGTTAAATTTTAGCCCCGATGAAGATATTTAAGGAGAATGTATGAGTACCGATTTGGCTTTGTTTAAAGGTGGTTTACCCTCATTTCTTAAGGGTGCTACTGATAGCGTTACTGCTGCACTAGCAGGAAGTAGCAGTAATGGGTCACGCCGTATTAGCATCAAGGGCGGTGTGTTCCGTGAGATCGTAGGTGGCGAAGAGTATCGCGTATCAGAAGAACGTGCTATGAACGTCATCATCATTAACGCAGCACCGAAAGTATCCCGTACTTACTACAGCGGTACGTATGTAGAAGGTGCAACGGTAGCACCCACATGTTGGTCTGCTGACGGGCAAAAACCTGATGAGGCTGTTAAGAGTAAGCAGAGTGATACTTGCTTGAAGTGTTCACAAAACATCAAGGGTAGCGGTCAAGGCGATAGCCGTGCTTGCCGTTTCTCTCAACGTCTTGCCGTGTTGATTGAAGGTGAAGTTGAGAAAGAGCAGGTGTATCAGTTAACTCTCCCTGCTACGTCTATCTTTGGTAACGATGATCCTAAGAAGATGCCCTTGCAAGCCTATGCAAGTTATCTGGCAAACAATCAGGCACCTATCTTTGGCGTAGTAACTGAGATGCGTTTTGATACTGCAAGCCCTACGCCCAAGTTGACCTTTAAAGCATTGAGACCAGTTACCGAGGAAGAGTACGAAGTTATTCAGCGTTTGATGGATTCACCTGATGCGAAAGCTGCAATCACAATGACTGTTGCTCAAACTGACGGTGTGCAATCAAAAGAAGAGTTGCAGGAAGAGTTTGCACCTGCTCCTAAATCTACTGGCGTAAAGGCCATTGAAAACAAACCGGTAGAAGAAGAACCTATTGCAGAACCTAAGAAAGCCGTGACCAAGAAAGCCCCTGCGGTGAGCGAACCCAAGTTAGAAGAGTTGGTTAGTGACTGGGATGATGCTTAAATAGCTTTTGGGGGAACGCAGATAATAGTCGGCTCGGCGACTTTAAATAGCCTGTAGAGTGTCTCCTTGGTTGGAAAAAGTCTGCTAGTACCCCACCTCTTATATTGGGTGGTCAATGGATAACATAGATTTCCTGCGGCAAGTCCTTGGCGACGAAGGATACTACTGCATATTAGGAATAACAAAAAAGTCGGACAAACCAATACAAAAGTTCTTTCATAAACTAGAAGATGCAGTAGCAGTAGCGAAGAATCTAGCAGATGAGGGGATTGATGCGTATTACGGGTTGGCTACATTTATTGATGGTAAGTCACGTAAAAAACCTAACGTTAAGCAGCTTAAATCATTATTCGTTGATATAGACTGCGGCGAGAAAAAACCATATGAAAATCAAGTAGAAGGTTTCACTGCTCTTAAGAAGTTTTGTAAATCCACAGGTATGCCAAGACCCACCATCATTAATTCTGGTGGGGGGTTGCACGCGTATTGGGTTTTTACTGAAGCTATCCCACGTACTGAATGGATGCCACTGGCTGACAAGTTTAAGTACATGTGCGATGTGCATGATTTTCATGTTGATCCTGCGGTAACAGCGGATTCTGTACGTGTATTACGTGTACCGGGGGCGTTTAACTTTAAGTTTGATACACCACGGGTTGTTGAGTTGTTTAGAGACCCTGCACCGATGTACACGGTGGAGGACCTAAAAAAGATTATTGGTGAGCCTATAGTGCGGAAGTCGTATATTCCTCGCGGCGAACTGGATGAAGTCACTAAAAATATCTTAGGCAATTACGCTAATAGATTTAAGACCATTCTGCTTAAGACTTCAAAAGGTGAAGGTTGTCAGCAGCTTGGGGATATTTATGAAAACCAAGCCACTATGCCGGAACCAAGGTGGAGGGCGGGTTTATCTGTCGCTAAGTTTTGTGTTGATGCAGATATAGCGATAAAGAAGTTATCAGAAAAACATCCTGAGTATACCGAGGAACGGACAGAGGCTAAGGTACAACAGATTAAAGGATTCTATAGTTGCGAGAAGTTTGAAGAGCTAAACCCCGGAGGTTGCAGTGGGTGTCCTAACAAAGGAAATATAAAGTACCCGATTGTACTAGGACGTGAAGTACTTGAGGCCACCGAAGAAGATAACATTGTTGAGGATGTACCAGAAATTAATCAAGGTAATACACAGGTATATGTTATACCGAAATACCCCGAGCCATATTTTCGCGGCAAGATTGGGGGTATATATAAACGTATGTTTAAAGCAGGGGAAGAGGAAGAAGAAAGCACCAAGGAAGTGATGATCTATCAACATGATATGTATGTCACACGACGGCTGCTAGACGCTGAATCCGGTGAAGCAGTTGTGGTGCGGTTGCATCTACCTAAAGATGGAATAAGAGAATTTACAATACCATTGACCGCTATTACATCTAAAGAAGAAATACGTAAAGAGATGTCTAAGCGTGGCGTAGCGATGGCTAAAGTTGATGAGTTGATGTACTACATGACGACATGGGTTCACGCCATGCAATTTACAGGAAGAGCAGATATGGCACGCAGACAGTTTGGTTGGGTCGATGACAAGTTCGACGCATTTGTATTAGGCAACAGGGAGATAGGCGCAGACCGCGTAGACTATAACCCACCTTCTTCAGCAACATCACAGTTGATGCCCGCGTTTGAACCTAAAGGCGATTTAGAAACGTGGAAAGAAGCTATGGAATTTTACAATCGCCCCGACATGGCGTTGCATCAGTTTATGATCGGTGCATGTTTCGGTGCGCTTTTTACTAAGTTTACCCCTATTAACGGGGCGATCTTGCATGTGTACAGCACCGACTCCGGTATTGGTAAGTCAACAGCATACGAAGCCGGAATGAGTATGTGGGGCGATCCTAAAAAACTTATTCTTAGGGATGAGGATACTAAAAATTCTAAGTTTAACCGCGCAGAGATATTTTGCAATATTGCCGCAGTAATAGATGAATTAACTAACGCAGAGCCTAGAGTATGCAGTGAATATGCGTATGGATTTACAGGTGGGTTGCAACGTAACCGGATGTCAGGTTCGTCAAACTTAGAGCGTCATCGCGGTAATCCGTGGCATACGTTGGCACTTACTAATGGTAATACGTCCATGATTCAGAAAATGAGTACGTATAAAGCTACTCCTAAAGGTGAGGCGATGCGGGTGCTAGAGTTCTGCGCTAAACCTGTGGAAGGCTTAGATAAACAAATAACAGACGTATTGAGTGCAAAGATACAGAATAATTATGGGCACGCTGCGCTTCCGTATCTACAGTTCATCATGCAAGACATAGAAGGTGTCAAAGCTTTGTTTAAGACAATTCAGAAAAAGCTAGACGAACGATGCGGATTTGGTCCGGCAGACCGATTTCATTCTGTGATCTTAGCTGATTCCATTACTGGGTTGACGATTGCTAAACGAGTAGGGCTGATTAACTTTGATATTAAAGCAGTTGTTGAGTGGGTTGTTGCAGCAGTAAAAGATGTTAAGCAAAACTTTAACTCTATGGATACTGACGCGGAAACTACTCTGACTAATTTTATTGCTGAGAACTATAACAATATCTTGAATATAAACAGCACTGATGATGCTCGTAGCAGTAAAGACGTACTAGATCACATCATGATCCCCAACACCACTCCACGGTTTCAGTATGTGGCACGGTACGAATGCGACATACACATGTTCTATATTATGATGCCGCCCCTTAAAGCGTGGTGCGTTAAGAAGCAGATTAACTATGATGGGTTAATTGAATCGTTAAAAAAGGGGCGCACTCAAGCCAAGATAGCTAAGAAACGTATGGGCAAAGGCACGAAGATGAGTTTCCCTTCGGTTGATGTGTTATGGGTTAATGGTAAGGATTTCCATGAAGACATTGCAACAAAAGCCGTCCATCAAGCAGCGTTGGAAGGCGTTGCAGACGAATCGGCTATGCCCTGACGGGGTAGTAATAGAAGTAAACTGGGACGCGCTTGAGGTAGGGATGTCCGTATTCATCCCTGCTATTAACTTGGTAACTTTAGAAAACCAAGTGCAAACTTTAGCTAAGAAGCTTTCTATGGAGCTTACAGGACGCGAACGAATAGAAAACGGAAAGCTAGGGATACGCTATTGGCGTGTCATGTAGACGCATACTGTATCATAGTGAAGCATAGTAGATCACCGTGGAGAATTGTGTTATAGTCCCCCTGCAACTAGTCATTCTCCTTTGTTGCGTTGTATCTCCTCCTGCATTACTTTAAGCCCCCACCTCCGGGGGCTTTTTTTATGAAGCCTCGTCCGCTAACTGTTGAGCATATCCACGATTTCTCTTGGTAGTCTCAATTCCTCCTACCACACTGCTTTCACGTTTACGTTGCGCCCTGACCGCGTTAGTTAACGTACTTAGAGGCTGTCTGGTAAACTTGTTAGCTGCACGTTGATTTTGTAACTGAAGGAATTCTTGTTGAATTTTCTGGGCACTTTCAGCGTCATTTTCTTTCATAGCTTTAAGATAGCCATGTACTAAACTCTTTTCCGTGTTGTTAAAATACTGTTCTGTTTTGTACTGCTGTTCAGAACGGTAAGCACGTTCGGTAATCTTAGTAGTGGGCAACCCTACAGACTGCATCAGCGCATCATAATACGTGATCTCATCTGGGGACATTAACAAGTCGCCGTTCTTATTAGTAATTCCGTCAGCCTTGAACCTATATGCTTTCATTAGGTTGCCGCCACCTGTGGGCATAAACTTCTCAAGACCTTTGTAGTAATCCCCCTGTGCCATCATCCCAACACCATCAGACATATTAGGCATCATGCCGCCAAGGAATGGGCCGGATAAACCAACAAGTGCTTTTTCGTATCCTGATTTTGAAGTTAAATCCATTTCGGTATAGGGGGCGA